CTCCGTTCTGCCGAAACACAAGCGACAGGCGACAAGCGAATCACAGGCGAGTGGACGAACAAGCGAGGCAACGAAGTTATCAAGGAGTTTGTTCTACCCATCAGGCGTAGAAAGAAAAAATAATTAATAGTCTTTAATATATCCGGGTGGAAGTATTAGTTTCTCTTCTCGGTTTGGTTTTAATACAACACGAATAGAACTATCAAGCGGGTTTGTACTTTCATGCACTTCAATACGTTTTATTTCTTCAAGATAACCTCTTTGTGTCATGATATATATTTTAGCATCACTTACGGCATTACCTTGTCTACCATTATTACCTTCAGTAAACTTAGATAAATATTCTTGAAGATGTTTAACATACATTAAAGACCACCTTTGTCTCTAAGATTTGCAACTGGATTTTGTTGTTTACCTCTAAGCTCTTGGTTTTCTTTTTTTAATTGATCTAATTGTATTGTATAAAATTCTACTTTTTGTTCTAGTTGTTTAATATCTTTTCTAAGTTCTGCATTTAGATTATGGTGTTCAACATTAATTTTCATTAAGTCATGTATTCTTTGCTCTAAATCATTTGGTCCTCTTTCTGGATAAACGTTGTAGTTAGGATCTTTATTTATTTCCTCTTTCATTTTATTAAAATCACCATGATGTTTTAAATCACCAGCAAAAGGCCCAGCGTCATAATGAGGGTCTACACTCTCGGTTTGTTTTGTGTTTTTAACTTTCTCTATTTCTTGCCAAATTCTTTTGGCATCTTTATTACTTGTTACCATACTTGACATTATAGAAATGTTCCCTTAAAAAGTCAATATGGGAGTACCAAAGAGATTAACAGAAATGCAAAAAAGGTTTGCAGAATACATAGTATTTGGTGGACCTGACGGACCTTTATCACAAACGGAAGCGGCAAAACTCGCAGGTTATAGCGAAAAAAGAGCTAGGTCTGAAGGCTCAGAGTTATTAAACCCAAGACTATCTCCTCTCGTGGTGCAATACGTAGATAAATTAAAACAAGAAAGATTAAAAAAGTTTGAAGTTAACTATGAAAACCACGTAGCAGAATTATCAAGAATAAAAGAAGCAGCTTTGAAAAAAGGTAGTTTCTCATCAGCCGTAAACGCAGAAACAAACAGAGGTAAGGCCGCAGGGTTATACATAGATAGAAAGATTATTAAGACTGGTAAACTAGATGATATGTCTATTGAAGAATTAGAAGCTAGAATGAAAAAGATTGAAGAGGACTACTCTCAAATTATAGACGTTACCCCCGACCCTAAAAAGATCGAGGGCAACAAAAAAGATTAATCTCTATCGTCGTCTTCGATATCTTCACCATCATCTTCTTCAACTTCAACATCATCTTGCATTTCTAGAACGTCCATGATGTTTGCGATTTTGTTTTCTAACGC